AGACTCAGAAAGGAGTATGTGGTTCTATCTTGATTGGTGAAACTTTATCACAACAGAAGTTTTTAGGACTCCATTATGGAGGCGAACGACCCATGTAGAGAGCATATGCTGTAGTCGTCACACAAGAGATGATTACTGAGCATATTGATCAGTTTATGAGTGAGTTGGGTGAGTTGCCTGTTCATGATGCAATTCATCCAGAAGTGATAGAGTATCAGTCAAATGAGATACACCCACGTTTAAATGGAAATGTAGAGATAATTGGGGTAATACCCAATGCACCCCACCAGAATACTAGAGATGAGTATAAAGAGAGTTTAGCATATGATCAGATATACCCACCTACTAAAGGATTATCTGTACTCTTTGATAAAGATGATAACATGTTACAGCGTGGAATGGAAAAATATACGAAGCCTATTCAAGGTATTGATCCCGTCGTTATGAAACCTATTGTTAATGTTATTAGCAATAAGTTTATGAATTATCCTGGACCTCGATATGATGAGAGAGAGATTCGAACAGAATTCGAGGTTATAAATGGACTATTTACTGATATCGGACGCGAGATACATTGTGAAGGATTGAATATGGATACATCAGCTGGATTTGGATTTGTAAGACCAATCAGAGAGACAGATGAGACTAAAGGCAAGCGTTTTTTATTTAAGAGTGAAGAACATAAAACTATCCCAGGATGCATTTTATACTCAGTAGAGAATGCTGATCTGAGAAGAATGATTGATACTAATTTAGAACAACTCAAAGCCGGAATCGTTCCATGTAATATATATCGTGCTTGTTTAAAATCCGAAAAATTAAGATTAGCCAAAGTTCATGAAAAACGAACTAGGTTGTTTATGATTGCCAATGTAGCAGAATTAATAGTAACTAAAATGTACTATTATGATTGGATGGTCATGCTGAAAAAGAGTTCATCTGATGGACCCGTAAAAGTAGGTATTGACGTTACAGGATTAGATTGGCATTATCTTATAAACACCTGGAAGAGTTATAATGATGAAGGATTTGATATAGATTACAAGAACTGGGATGGAGGTCTGGAAGGATCAACGTTCCATATGATGGCTGAGGTTGCGAATAATTGGTACCGAGAGAAGGACCCAAAAGTACGGAGGATTCGTCAAATCCTAGCAAGTATGGAGTGTCATTCTTGGGTAGTAGTTGGAAACAAACTTGTCAAGAAACATCAAGGCTTACCTTCAGGAGCCGCTATAACAACTGAAGGAAATTGTATTATTAATCTCATATATAATATATATGTGTATTATTGTTTACGTGAGCATTTTGCTACTCTCGATCCTAAAATTGAGAAATCGTTGTATCCAACAATATCGGAATTTTTCGATTATGTTAGTATAGCTGTTTATGGTGATGACCTTGTCATAGTACCTCGTGCAGATATTGCATATTGGTATACACCAACTAATGTATCAGCTATATTAAAAGCTATAGGATTCGAAGTAACTGCAGCAGTGAAAACGGATGCTATAGGTTGGAAACCAATTGAAGATTTACAGTTTCTGAAGTGCACCACTAGAAGGTGTGAAGGTTACTATATTTCGGCATTAGAAAAGGATTCGATAGAACAACAGTCGAACTTTGTTCATGTAAACCCGTTGATTACAGATGAAATGTTATTATCTGTTAATTTTCAAACCATGCTCCGCCAAGCTTGGCGCCATGGAAAGGTGTATTATAATGATGTGAAAACCCGCATTAGTGCGTGGTGTGAGCAGAATGATATGGCCTTTCCAATTGAAGAGTATGAACTTCTTAAAGCAGACCAGCTTTACGCAAATACTGGTGAAGAAAGATTTAAGAGAATAGTTCATAAGCTGACGGAGGATGTTATACCCAAGTCTTGAGGAATGAAAGGTACCTGTTAAAGGTTATAAAGCCTGGATTAATTCAACTATCAAGACCCGTTTTTGAAATTTTAACGTTTAAAATCGAAAGGAATAGAAAA